ACATAGCTTTGACCATACTGCCTTCCTACACTATTCCAAGTAGCAAAGTTATTATCAGGAGTATCGGTTACTTGATCACCACTACCATTTTTTGTGAAATCATTTCCATTTCCTGAACTATCTGTTCCTAAACTTCCTGAGTTAGCAAACTTTAAAAAGAAACCATTGGTGCCATACGTGACGCTTGGTGTTGTTTTTGGTTTCCATTGACCGTTAGTATCAGTTTCACCAAAGTCCGATGCTTGATAAGCAGTGCCATCGGTAAAATTATAATGAGCCAAAGTAAACTCACTATATCTAACAATATCATTGTATCTACCTATGTGATGTGCGTTGGTGCTATTTACCCATGTACTTTCATTTTGAGGGAAATCACCATAGTCTTGATTAAATGTAACTTGCTCACCGTTAACATATAATTTTACTCTGTTGGACGCACTTGCTTGAGTCGTATCGACAGCAAGAACTATGTGATACCAAGCAGACACATCTCTAAAAACCATGTCGGTTACGTAACCATAGTCTGTGCCGCTGTCGCCATGGTATATATAAAATTTATCGTTTGTTCTCCATCCAATAGAATACCATTGACTTTCGTTTAAAAAAACATCCATGAGAGTATTCGTAAAGGCTAGTGTATGTCTTTTTACCCAACAAGATATTGTGTAAGTTCTTCTGTCTCCTTGACTACTTGGTGTTCTTGATAAATACGTATCAGCCATTAACTAAACCTCATCCCTTCTGTTATACCAACATCAATAGTGATTGAAAAGGCACGATCCGAAGTTTGTGACTCTTGATCCGTTGCTCTGATTGTAAAATTATAGGTCGTTGCTGCAGTAATAGAACTGCTTTCGGTGCCTGCAATATAAACGGTATTTTGTGTGCTTCCTAAACTCAGTCCTGTGGGTAAGGTGCCTGACTGCACACTAAAATCAACAGCCGAATCAGAGCTTGCTGTAATGGCTACATTGACTGCATCTCCTTTTTCAAAAGTACCTAAGGTGCCTGCCGCTGTTGAGAATACAGGAGCCGTAGAAACTTGTAAGTCAGCGTTGGTGGAACGAGTCGCTAAACCTGAATCGTTTTCAATACGAATATAATAATCACCTGTGGTAGTAATATTCGTGCTAGCAGTAACATTGGAAGAACTGTTTAAAGTAATGGTATTAGGTTTAAGAATAGCACCTGTTGTATTCACAAATTCAAAAACTGTTGTGGCTGTAAATCCTGTTCCTAAGATTGTTACGTCTGTTGTTGTGGAAGGTTCAATGGCGGTTGGTGAAATAGAAGTGTAAGTTGGTGATTGACCAAGAAGTGTAACATTACCTGATAGACGAGCATCGGCTAACGTTCCTGAACTGATGTTGTCAGCATTGAGTCCTGTTAATCCGTTTCCGTCTAACGTACCTGTTACATTAACAGTGCTCCCTGCGTTTCCTAATTGAAGGGTACTGGAACTTTGAGGTAATATTGTATCGACTTCAATTTGTGACATTAAATAACGACTAATGTACCTGTGACGGTAACATTTCCTGTAACTGACACAGGACCTGCTAAAACAGCCGAAGCAATGGTTTGATCTTCTGTAATAGTAGTATCGTGTGTATTAATAAAAGTGGTTGCATCCATTCCTGCGGAAGGGGTTTTACTGGCGGGTAAAGTACAAATAACTGTTTTTTCACCTGCTGCGAAATCTACTTTATTGTCAGCGTTTGATGATGAGATAACCGTGTCTCGTGATAAGGTATCAGGAGTAGCATCGGTAATTGTACCATAGCCCACTTCCCACTGATCATCGAGAAAAATAGAATAATAAGTTTGATTAGTATCTCCAACTCCAGCAACAAAAGTTTCAAATCCTTCAACTGCACCATCTAAATCAAAAGTGCCTGTTCCTGTGGTTGTACTAGTTTCTTTTACACGATCATTTAAAATAAAAGCCATTAAGCGACCTCTCTGTCATCTACGTCTGTCCATACATTTGTAGCAGAATCATCGACTTCTGTCCACGCATTAGTGTTGCTGTCATCGACAGGGGTCCAAGCGTTTACAACTCCCGGGACCACAGGCGACCAAGCAATGACACCTACGCCTGTTTGAGCAACTGATAATTCAATACCTGTTGGAATTACAATTGCTGAACCAGTAGCTACAACGCTTCCTTGAGCTGTGCTTAAAGCTTCGCCTGTAACATCGACATCTGCTCCTGCTTGAACTTCTACAGAACCTTGAATGATGGTTAACGGAATACCTGTTAAAGTAACGAAAGCCGAACCAGTGACGGTTTCATCACCAATCGCAGGTGTGAGTTCTTCGCCTGTAACATCAACCTGAGCCCCCGCTGATACAACAACGCTTCCTTGAGCAGAAGATAAAGCTTCGCCTGTAACAGGTACATCAGCATTTGCTATTACATTTTCGTCTCCAATAGATAATGTTAAATCTTGACCAGTAAGTTCGACAACTGCAGAACCTGTAACAACAGATTCACCGATTGAAGTTTCAATTAAAGCTTCTGCTCCAACAACAATGGTTGTTTGACCACCAGCAGAAATTGAATAGGGACCAATTGCAAAGGACATGCTTTCACCAGTCGGGAAAGCAGTGATGTCAGGTAAGAAGACAGTAACATCTCCTTGAGTAGAAGAAACAGCTTCACCAGTTGGGAAGACGGTAGCTCCTGTTGCTGTTGCAACAGAGCCTTGAGCACTAGATAAGATTTGTCCAGTAACAGTAACATTAGCATCCCCACTTATGGTTGCGTTACCAATTACTGAGTTAAGAGCTTGACCTGTTAGAGAAACAGTAGCATTTCCTACAACTGTGGTTGTACCAAAAGCTGTAGATAATGCTTGTCCAGAAACAAGAATGATAGCATTCTTACTTCCTTGAGCACTAAACGAATCTTCAGCAAAGGTTGTAGTTCCAAAAAACATAGTTGTATCTTAGCCCAACTACAACAAAAGCTAAATACTTATATTAAGATATTCTTAATATAGCGTTAGATGCGTCTGCTGTTGGGAACTGAATTGTAAACGTGCCTGATGTTGAAGTCTTCACTGCACCAAAATCTAAAACCATTACCGCTGCATTTGTATTAGTAGTAGCAGAAGTATTAGAATTATAGATCACGGCAGCTTGTGCTGAAATTGTAGCACTGGTGAAACTTAAATCAGCAAAGTCAATAAATGCTGTTGCACCTGACCCTGAAGCACCTTGATTTGTTAATGCACCACCGCCCGCAGAATAAGAACCTGATGCACTTACTTCATTAGAAGTTGTGTATGCAGTGGTTGTATTACTGAGAGTTGCAGATGCGTCATACAAAGCAAGCTTAAATGCGTCTCCACCAGAGGATCTAAAATCATGCTCGCCTTCCAATAGTTCAACTTTAAAACTATCGCAGACTGCTTGTGTAATTGCCATCTTTATTTACCTCCGGGATCTACTGATCTAAGAGGAATACGGAGGACCCCATCTGCGTATTCATCTCTGCGTTTTCTGCCCATTTGAGTTTGTGCTAAATTTTGCAATGCTCGGGCAAACATTTGTTCGTATAATTGCACATATGGAGGATTTTTCAAGTAGGAAAAAGCCTCTGAAGTTGTTCCATAGATTAAAACTTCGGGTGCATTAGTGGACAACCAAGTAGTGGTTTGACTACTAGATAAATGATCGGGTGTTTTATTATACCATAATTCAATCTCATAGGCTAAATCAGGAGTAGGAGCAAATATCATTGTATTCTGATCCCAGTTTGCATAATATTTAGGCGTTCCTGTATCGGAACGATCTTTATTATATTCATCAATAAAAGTTGTATCTCTTTGTTCTAACCATGTTCGATCCCCTGTAACTTGATCTTTGATTTGAACTCCTCGCTCAAATGCAAAATCATCAGGCATGGTGATAAAGGGACTTCCTATAGTAAAACTTGAAAATTGAAATTTTCGAAAAGCATCAATATCAATTTCTCGGTTAACTCTATTTTCAGTGTTTTCAATAAAAACATCTAGAACAGAATCAGATAAAACATCAGATCCTACCTCTGTATAGTTTCTTACATTTGTTAATAATTCAGAATAATTCATGATGTGCTCACTGTCACCTTACCAACTTTCGTACTAATTAGCAACTTCTTGGTTGGAGTACTAGGTTGCATACCATTAGATTCAAAAGCGCTGTCTCCCGGTGCTCCGACATAAACAGTGAGAGGCTCTTGTCTAGCTGGCCTGGTGAAAGATAAAGCCTGAGGATCTGCTGCATGAAAACGAGGTTCTATTTGAGGAGCTTTTGGTTCAAAACATTCAGAACACACATAAAGTCCATTCCATTCTTTTTTTAACTGTAGTAACTTATACTGTTGTCCACATCGATCACAAAGACCGAGAGCAAATTTACCTGAAGCAAAAGTCATAATTAACTCCCTGGAAAATATTCTCTAGGAACAATATGTACAGAAGAAGTTTGACTGTCTTCTTGTAAAGCTCTTTGTAACTCATCTTCGTATGCCATTTTTAACATCTGAGTTCTGTCAGGAGCATGCATGAAAGAAGTATAATAAGCTAAACCAGATACCATACAAGGTATGAAGTTGTATCGAGCGTCTGTAGTGTTACTATAATCACCAACATCTTCTATTCTAGCAATATAATAATAATTAATTTGAGTGTTTGTAGTGTCTGGTGTT